GCAGCAGCTTCGGCAAGACCGCGCGCAGCAGCAACAGGTCGCAGCGCAACAAGCGCAGGCCGCTCAGATTCAGCAGGCAGCCGGTGAAGCGATGGTCAAGAAAGCCGTCGGGAGTGCCGCGTGAGCACGAAACCTGTTGACCCCGAGGTCTACGCCCGCGTGTTCGAGAACCACGCCGAGGGCCGGATGATCCTGGAAGACCTGACCGCCCGCTTCGGTGGCGGTATCTACGTGAAGGGCGGTCTCGAAGGGGATCGCCAGACCTGTTTCAACGCTGGCCGCCGCAGCGTGCTGGATTTCATTCTCGGGCGGATCAATCAAGCAAACGGAGCAGAAACCGATGAGGAATAGACATGTTTTCATGGCTGAAGCAGGTGATGGAGCGCAGGGCAGCGCGTCTGGCGGGGCAGGAGGCGCAGGCGCTGCGGGTGCAGGCAGTGCTGCTGGAGCAGGCCAGGGCGGCGCGAACGGTGCGGCAGGTGGCGCTGGTGCAGTGCCTGGCAGCGTCCTGGCTACCGGCGCGGCTACGGCTGGAAGTGGACAAGGCGCTGCAGGCGGCGCTGGTGCTGGTCCCAACGACTGGATTCCAGAGAAGTACCGTGTCACCAAAGCGGATGGGACGCTCGACATCGAAGCGTCGGCGCGCAAGGTAGCCGAGGCGCATCGCCACCTCGAACAGAAGCTCGGCGCTGGCGACGTTCCGCCGAAGACCCCGGAAGAGTACGCGCCGAAGGTCGAGGCAGAGGGCTTCAATTGGGATGACTTCAAGAACGACGAAAGCATGAAGGGATTCCTCAAGGGTGCTCATGCCAAGGGCCTAACCAACGAGCAGCTTTCCTACGTCCTGGGAGAGTATTTCAAAGCCGTGCCGGCGGTGATGCAGGGTGCCAAGCAGATTGACGCCGAGGCAGCGACTGCAGAGTTGCGCCAGACGTGGAAGACAGACGACGAGTTCAATCAGAACGTCGGCCTCGCCTTCAAGGCCTTCAGCGCCTTCGCATCGGAAGCCGACCGGGCGAAGATCGACGAGATCGGCAATAACCCGATCGTCCTGCGCCTGCTGGCGAACATCGGCAAGGAAATGCAGGAAGACACGCCTGTCAATGGCGGCGGTGTGCCCGAGGGCGACTTCAATACCCGAGTGGCAGAACTGCGCGCCGAGCTGGAGAAGCTTCCCATGTCCGACCCGCGTCGCAAGCAGGTGAAGGCCGAACTCGACGGCCTCTACTCACGACGTTACGGCAACAAGCTGCAACGCCTTGGCGGTGGCGCAAACCGCCCGACGGTCGCCTGACCGCACTCTCCCTCAAAAAGTCGGGAAACCGACCGCACTCTTGCGCGATCATCGCAGGCATTACCGGTTAGCCGGGCGGCCTGCGGTGGCGCGCAGATACCCGACAAGGCCCGCAGGTCGAGCATGAAACGCCGATGCCCGATCCCGAAGAAGCAGGCCCGCAGTTGCGGACACCCTGGAAGGCGAAACCGTTCAATTTCTAGGAGCGCACCATGTCTCAGTTCATCACTGAAGCGTTTGTGCAGCAGTTCGCGGATAACTTCATCCACGTCGCACAACAAAAACACTCGCGGCTCGAAAGCTGCGTCCTCGTCGAATCCGGCATCAAGGGCATGTCGAAGTCGATCAACCGTCTCGGCCAGCGCACCGCGCAGCGCCGCATCGTCCGCCACGGCGACACCCCGATCAACGATCAGCCGCACAGCACCCGCTACGTCGACCTGTTCGATTGGGAAGACGGCGACATGATCGACGACCAGGACAAGATTCGGATGCTGACCGATCCGCAGTCCGAGTATGTCTCGGCAATGGTCGCTTCGCTCAACCGGGCGAAGGATGACGTGATCGTCTCGGCCCTGGGCGGAAACGCCCGCAGCACGACCGGCAGCATCGCGCTGCCTGCCAGCCAGAAGATTGCCGTCGGCGGTACCGGACTGACCAAGGCGAAGATGATCCAGACGCGCAAGCTGTTCCGCCAGAACGAAGCCGACGCAGAGGCCGGCGAAGAGCTGTTCATGGCCTACGCCGCGCAGCAGCTTTCCGATCTGCTGACCGACACGACGCTGACCAATACCGAGGTCAACACCGTGCTGTCGCTGATGGACGGCACGCTGAAGAACGCCACGCTGATGGGCTTCCGAATGGTTCCTCTGGAGCGCCTAGCGAAGGTCGGCACGACCCGCTTCTGCTACGCATGGGCGAAGTCCGGCGTCACCCTCGGGGTCGGCGAAAACATCATGACGCGCATCGGCGAAGACCCCACCAAGGGCTTCAACGTCCGCATCTACGCCAAGATGTCCATTGGCGCGGTGCGGGTCGAAGAAGAAAAGGTCGTCGAGATCGCCTGTCAAGAACCGTAACCAACACAGGAGACCATCATGGCAAACGGAAACGCTTCTCTGGCCGCTGCGCGAGTCGCAAGCCAGCAGGCTCTGGTCAAGAACAACCAGCTCGACGGCAACGTCAAGTGCTTTGTTTCGACCTTCACCAACCCGGCCTCCGGCGGCGTCGGCGTCGGCGAATACATCTCGTGGGGCTTCCTCCCTCAAGGTGCTCGCCTCTTGCCCGGCGCGAAGATTTATTTCTCGGCCGGTGCCGCTTCTTCGACCATCAACCTCGGAGACCCTGCAAACGCGGCGCGTTACATGGCTGCAACCTCTGTCACTTCCGCAGGCAGCGCTACTGCCGAGGCCCAGTTCGCAAACGGCGCATTGACCGAAGTCGATGTCGTCGCCCCCGGACAGCCCACCGACAAGAGCGAACTTCGCTCGACGGTTGCCGGCGCTGCGCTCGCTGCAAACCAAGTGCTGACGCTCGTCGCGCTATATGTGTCGAACAACTGACGCTTCCCGGTTGAACCTCCTCCAGTGAAGCACTTTGACCGGGGCCACGTGCCCCGGTTTTTTCTTCAGGACTCAGAACATGGCGACCAGTGTCTCGATCTGCTCCAACGCGCTGCTGATGCTTGGCGCGCAACCCATCAACGACCTGGCCGAAGACCTCGACCGGGCGCGGCTGGCGGCGAACCTCTACCCGTCGGTGCGCGACGACATGCTGCGCTCGCACCCGTGGAATTGCGCGGTCAAGCGCGTGGTGCTCTCGCCTGAAACGTGGATTCCGCCCTACGGCTACGCCTATCAGTTCCTGCTGCCGTCCGACTGGCTGCGCACGCTGTCGGTGGGCGACTACGGCGCCGAGATCGACTATCGGATCGAGGGGCGCGCGGTGCTGGCGAACGATGCCGCGCTGAAGCTGCGCTACATCTTCCGAAACGAGAACGAATCGACATGGGATTCAATGCTCGTGCATTGCATGACGCTGGCGATGGCCGCACGCATGGCCTACGCGATCACCCAGTCGGCGAGCCTTGAGCAGGTACGCCTGCAAGAGCTGGAGATGGCGCTGAAGCGCGCCCGCGCGATCGACGGCCAGGACGACCCGCCGGAGACCTTCGGCGATAACCGACTGCTCGGCAGCCGGTACTGAAGGGAGGCGAGACCATGCCGCGCGTCACCCTGATGCAAACCAATTTCACGGCGGGCGAGGTCTCCCCCCGCCTGCTCGGGCGTGTCGACATCGCCCGCTATGCCAACGGCGCCCGCCTGATCGAAAACGCCTACCCGATGGTGCACGGCGGGGTCAGTCGCCGGCCCGGCTCCCGCTTCGTCGCCGCGGCAAAGTACCCCGAGAAGCGCGTCCGCCTGATCCCCTACGTCTTCAACAAGGAACAGGCCTACATGCTGGAGTTCGGCGACCTGTACCTGCGCGTCTACAAGGACGGGGCGCAGGTGCTCAACGAGGCGAACCAGCCCTATGAGATCGCCACACCCTACACGGCCGACATGCTGACCGGCGTCAACTTCGTGCAGGGCGCCGACACCATGTTCCTCGCGCATCCGAAGGTGCCGATTCAGCGCCTGCGACGCCTCGATCATGCCGATTGGTCGATGGAGCCGGCTCCGTTCGTGACGCAGCCCTTCGATGAAATCGGCTTTCGCCCAACCTGCAACGCGGCGCTATCCGTCATCACCGTGGGTAGCGGCCGCACTCTGACTGCCGACAATGCGACTTTCCTCGCCTCGGACGTGGGCCGGGAGGTGTGGGCGGGTGCCGGTATCGCCAAAATCACCCAGGTGAATTCGTCCGTATCGGCGGTCGTCGAGGTGCTCATTCCCTTCAAGGATTACGCCCTGCTAGCCGGGCAATGGCGCATCACCGGCTCGCCGCAAACCACGTGCACCCCGTCGGCGAAAGACCCGGTAGGCACATCGATAACCCTGACCCTGCCGTCGGCCTCGACATCGACCAGTAGCGAAAGCGCAAAGACCATTGTCGGCGCGTCGTACTCGACGACGACAGTCGAAAGCCCCCCGGGTTCTGGAACATTCGTCACGACCTCGATCATCACCGTGACCCTGCCGAATCACGGCTACCAAACCGGCAACACCATCGTGATCGCCGGCTTCACCCCGACGGGCTTCAATGGCACCTACACGATCACGGTGCTGAACGCGAACGCCTTCACCTACTCGGTACCTGGCGACCCCGGCACGGCCTCGGCGCTCGGTACCGCCGCGCGCGTCGTCACCAGCAGCGGCGCCGGCGGCTGGCGCACTGACGACGTGGGCAAGTATGTGCGGATCAACCGCGGGCTGGTGAAGATCACCGCCGTGTCCTCGGCCAGCTCGGCGACGGGTACGATCCTGGCCGCGCTCGATGCGACGGTTACCGCGCCAGCGAATGCCTGGACGCTGGAGGCGCCGGTATGGAACGAAGTCGACGGCTACCCGGCCGCCGTCACCATGAGCGAACAGCGCCTCATTGCCGCCGGATCGCCGGGCTACCCGCAAACCGTGTGGATGTCGCGGACGGGCGAATACCTGAATTTCGAGCTTGGCACGAAGGACGACGACGCGATGTCCTTCACCATCTCATCAGAACAGATCAACCCCATCGTCCACTTGGCGAACATCAAGTCGCTGATCGCCCTGACCTACGGTGGCGAGTTCACGATCTCGGGTGGCGTCGATAAGCCGATCACCCCGACCAACATTCAAGTGAAGAGCCAGTCTGTATATGGCTGCAGCGCGGCGCGGCCATGCCGGATCGGCAATGAGCTGTATTTCATGCAGCGCGCCGGAAGGAAGCTGCGGGCGATGGCCTACAAGTTCGACTCCGATGCCTACGGGTCGCCCGACCTGTCGGTACTGGCCGAGCATGCCACCGAGAACGGCATCGTTGATATGTGCTACCAGCAGGAACCCGACTCGGTGCTCTGGCTGGTGCGTTCAGATGGTGTGCTCGCTACCGTCTCAGTCGACCGCGATCAGGATGTCGTCGGATGGGCACGGCAAACCACAGCCGGCACCTATGAATCAGTCGCATCGATCCCTGTCGCTTCTGGCGATGAGTTGTGGGCCGTCGTCCGTCGCACCGTCGGTGGAAACACAGTGCGCTACATCGAGCGCTTCGACAAGGCAATCGGCACCGATGCAGCGATTACGGGTACCAGTGCGGCCGGAGCGAAGGTATGGTCTGGCCTCTCTCATCTTGAAGGGTGCGAGGTCGATGTCGTCGCCGATGGCGCCGTGATGCAGCGCCAGACCGTCGCCGGCGGACAGATCACGCTGTCGCGCCCGGCGAAGGCCGTGCAGATCGGCCTGCCCTTCGAGACGACCATCGAAACCCTGACGCCGGAGGTCGCCGACGGTACCGGCAGCGCCCAGGGTAACAGCATGCGGATATCAGAGGTCACGCTGCGCTTCGTCGAGACGACAGGCGTCGAGGTCGACGGCCAGGTGATCGCCTTCCGCAACCTCGGCAAGGCACAGCTCGACAGGCCCGCACCCCTATTCACCGGCGATCACCGCATCGAAACCCTTGGATGGGAGCGCGGCAAGGCGACGCTGACAATCAAGCAGAAGCAGCCGCTCCCCTTCCATTTGCTCGCCGTCATCAAGAAATTCACCGTCAACGACTAGGAGACAGAACCATGATCCGACAAGCCAGAACAGAGGACATCCCTAGCCTGATCGAACTTGGCGCAGCGATGCACGCCGAAAGCCGCTTTTCCGTCCTGGGCTACGACCGGGAGAAGGTCGCTGCGCTCTTCTCCCACCTGATAGACACTGACCAATTCATCGAGGTGATCGACCGCGACAGCGTGCTGATCGGCGGCTTCGCCGGTTTCGTGACCGAGCACTGGGCGTCGCAAGACATGGTTGCCTATGACTGCGGCCTGTTCATCTCGCCGGATCACCGGGGCGGCGGAGACGCGGCCCGCCTCATCAGGCGCTTCCGCGAGTGGGCCATCTCCCGCGGGGCAAAGATGGTCACGCTTGGCGTGAATACGGGGGTGCATCCAGAGCGCACCGCCCGCCTGATGGAAGCCGTCGGCTTCGAGCAAATAGGGTACCTATACGAAGGAGTGAAGTGATGTGTACCGGAGCCTCTTTTGCACTCTACGCGATGGCCGCGTCGGCTGCCGTCAGCACCATTTCCGCTATCGAGCAGGGCAGGCAGCAAAAGCAGTGGGCGGAGTATCAGGCACGCCAGGCCGAAGCCGATGCGGCCGCAGAACGTAGCGCCGCCGAGGTGCATGCCGAAAAGATTCGCAAAATGGCCCGTATCCAAGCCGGCGAGGCTAACGCTTCCCTTGCCGGCTCTGGTGTCGAGGTCGGCGAAGGAACGTCCCTGAACATCAACAAGGACATCTACGCGAACGCCGAAGAGGATGCGGTCATGACGATCTTCGGCGGCGCTGATCGGGCTGCGCGCGGCAATGCCGAGGCGGCTGGATACCGGATCAAGGGGAGACAGGCACAGCAGGCCGGCTATCTGAATGCGGCTTCGACGATCCTCGGTGCAGCCGGAAGCATAGCGAAGGGATGGAAGCAGGGAACAAACGCCACGACCCCGGGCGTCGGCGGCAACGGGTAAAGGGGGGCACATGCGAATTCCAATGGGTAACTTCGGCTTCAAGGGGCCGGAACCTGTACAGCACACCCTGATCAGCGGCGAAGGTATCGACGCAGCAGCCCGCGCCGCGCAGAACCTCGGGCAGACTGGCATGCAGGTCGCCGCCGGCATCATGGACGAACAGCGTCGGGTCATGGACGAACAGCGTCGGGAAAACGAGGCGCTGATCAGAGCGCGCGCCGGCAATGCAGTGCTCGACCGCGAGATTCAGATCAAGACCCTGCAAGCTGATATCGAGCAGAAGCTCTCAGACGGGTCGCTGCGTCACGATCAAGCGGTCGATGCATACAACACCGCGCTGCAGAAGCTAGAAATGCCTGCGGTCGACGGCATGGATCCGGTGACCTCCGAGAACTTCAACAAGGGGATGAAGCGCGTCGAGTTCATGGGCCTGTCCGGCATCCAGCAGGCGGCCGAGAAGGCGAAGCGGGTCGAGTTCAAGGGGCAGACCGACGGTGCTCTCGATCGCCTCGGCAAGTTGGCCGGCATGCCAGGCGCCGATATCGACAAAATCAACGGCCAGGTGGACGCCCTCGACGCCATCGGACAAGTCGCCTACGGCCAGAACTGGGAGAAGGTGAAGCAGGACTTCCGCGATCGCAACTGGACAAATCATGCGACGCAGCGCGCTATGCAGTCGCGCGACAGCCTCGAAGCCCTGCAGCAGCTCGAACGCGACCTCACCGAGGCCGACGGCTTTTATGCGAACAAGCTCGACCCAGACAAGCGTAACGCCGTGCTGCGCACAGTCATCGGCGACCGCATGCGACTGGAGAACCGGCTGCAGCATGACGCCGAACGACGCGAGGCGCGCGCCGAGAAGGTGATCGTCGAGATCGACCGCCAAATCGCGAGCGGCGTTCCGGCGACCGCCGAGATGTGGACGGCCTGGTCGGACATGGTAAAGGGCACCGTCTACGAGGGCGAGTTCAAGAAGCGCTTGGATGAAGAGGGCGAGGTACAGAAGGTGCTGCGACTGCCGGTCGATCAACAGCTTGCTTTCGTGCAGCAGCGCGAGGCAAAGCTGCTCAAAGGGGGCGGTACGGTGCGCGATCAGGCGAACCTCTCCCGTCTGAAGGGGGCCGTCGAGGCGAACGTGAAACAGCTTCAAGAGGCGCCGCTGCTCTTCAACCAATCCCGCACAGGCGTTACGGTGCAGCCGCTCGACATCGCTGCCCTGGCAGACCCCAACGGTGCCGGGAAGATTGCCGGCCAGATGCGCGACCGGGTGGCCTCGATCACCGCCATGCAGAAGCAGTACGGCCCACAGGTGCAGATGCGTCCGCTATTGCCGCAAGAGGCCCAGTTCCTGACCCGTGCCCTCGATCAGGCCAGCCCGCGCCAGCAGGTCGAGCTGTTCGGCACCCTGCGCAAGGCATTCGACGACGACGCATCCTATATCGCGGCGATGCAGCAGATCGCCCCAGATTCACCAGTCAAGGCGCTGGCCGGCATTCTCGTGGCGAAGCAGCGCAAGATCACGCTCGAAAGAAATCTGTTCTCTTCCGACACCACGGCCATGAGCGGCGACATCGCGGAGACCCTGCTCTACGGCGAGGCCTTGCTGAACAAGACCAAGGGGCAGAAGGCCGAGGACGGAAATGCGAAGAACTTCCCGCTACCGCCCGAGAAGGATTTCCGTGATGAGTTTTCCAGCGCTGCCGGGCGCGTCTTCGCCGGCCGCCCGCAGGCCTACGAGGTCGCCATGCAGGCGGTGCGCGCCTACTACACCGGCAAGGCCGCCCAGGATGGCGACGTTTCCGGCCAGATCGACGGCGGGCGCATGAAACAGGCGATCACTGCCGTCTTGGGCGAGGTCGTGAATTACAACGGAAACGGAGAAGTGCTGGCGCCATGGGGCATGGACAAGAGCACATTCAAGGACAAGGTGGTGGAGGCCTTCCGCACAGAGCTAAGGACTCGCGGCATGCCCGACTCGATGCTCGACAGCCTCCCGGCGCTCGGGCTGCGCAACAAAGGAGACGGTACCTACTACGTGATTCAGGGCCGGAACTACCTCTATGACCAGAAAGGTAAGCCGATCATCATCAACCTCAACGGCCAGACCCAACCGCAGCAGGTGAAGAAATGAGCGTCTTTGACCTCGACCAGAAGGGGCAGCAGGCACTCGCCGACGATGCCAGGCTGAACCCACTCGACGCCTCACAGATCACGCCGACGACCTTCACAGGAATCGGCAAGGGCATCGGCATGGGGGTGATGAAGGGCGGCGCCCGAGTCGGGCAATTCGTCGGGATGGCCGGCGCCGTCGTGCCGATGGCGATCGACAAGATCACCGAGGGCGACAACTTCAGCGGCAAGTCCCTCACCGACCGCTACTTCGAGGCGCTGGACGAAACCGTGAATCGGGCGGCCGACTACTGGACGCCGAATCATGCAGAGGTCGGAAAGGCGGGCCAGGTGCTCGGCGGTCTCTCCGAGATCATCCTGCCGCTGATGGTCGGCGGTGGAAATCCGACGATGTTGATCGGCTCGCAGGAAATGGGCACGGCGACCGACCTGGTGCGCCAGGGCGTCGATGCCGATACCGCGGAGAAGGCCGGACTTCTCCAGGGCGGGGCTACGGCGATTGGCTTCCGACTCCCGGCAGCCTTCGGTTCAAATCTCTGGCAGCGCCTGGCGACCGGGGCCGGAGTCAATCTGGCAATCGGCATCCCGCAGCGCGGCGCTACGTCGATGTTGCTCAATGATGCCGGCCGCCCCGATCTTGCCAATGCTTACGGCAACACAGCCGAATCGCTGGCACTCGATACCCTGACCGGGCTGGCCTTCGGCGGCATCGCGCACGCCACCGCGCCCAAGCTCAAACCGTCCGAAGTCGATGCAGTACTGACCGCCAGCAACGCGAAACACTTCCAGCAGGACACCGCCCCCGGCATCCCGGCCGATGCCAAGGCGAGCAGCGCACACCAATCGGCCCTTGAGCAGGCGATCGAGCAGCTTGTCCGCGGCGAGCGCGTGAGCGTGCCAGACAGCATCCTCGCGGCCGAATTCGTGCGCCCGGTACCGCCTTTCGCCGAGACGCCCATCGCTGCCGCTGTGCGCGGCGCCTTCGGCCCTGACTTGCCGACCTATCGCCAGGCCGCCCCCGTCAATGCACCGCGCGGCGTGCGCAACAACAACCCGGGCAACATCGAGCGCAGCGCTCGGGTATGGGATGGCGAGGTCGCCGGCAACGATCCGCGCTTCGCCACCTTCGACACACCCGAGGCCGGCATCCGCGCCCTGGCGAAGAACCTGATCGCCTACAACGACAAGCACGGGCTGAACACGGTCGAAGGCATCATCAACCGATGGGCGCCGCCTGGCGAGAACAAGACCAGCAGATACGTGCAGGCCGTCGCCAAGGAACTCGGCGTCAAGCCCGGTGACGTGCTCAACGTGCGCGATCCAGAGACCCTGATTCGCCTCACCTCGGCGATCATCCGGCACGAGAACGGTAAGCAGCCCTACCCGGCCGAGACCCTGCGCGCCGGCGTCGAATTGGCGATTTCAGGCGGCCAATCGAAAAAGTCGCCAGCCGACTTTCTGGCCGCCATGCCGCGCGCGAAGGCGCTCTCGGAACTCGACCGCCAGATCGAAACCCGCCTCGCCGATAAGATCGCCAAGGACTACCCGGCAGCCGTGGCCGAATACAACGCGCTTCCGTACTCCCTGGGCGGCAAGGTGCTCAACGTCGACATCGCGCGCGAGCTGTCGCCAGACTACGCCACCAACAAGGAATCCCGCGCGCTGCTGTCGCCGGCCGTGCATGAGCCGGCAAGCTTCTTCATCAAGCAGCTCTACGCCGACCGCCTGGCCGAGATGCCGCCCGGCAGCACGGTGATGTTCACCTCGGGCGGTACAGGCGCCGGCAAGTCTTCGGCGATCGAGCAGGTTCCCGTCGCGGCCCAGGCGATGAATGACGCGCATCTGGTGTACGACACCAACATGAACGGCCTCAAGTCGGCGCAGCAGAAGATCGAGCAGGCACTTGCCGCCGGCGCAAAGGTCGACATCTGGCACGTGCAACGTGATCCGGTCGATGCACTGGTCAATGGCGCTCTGCCGCGGGCCAAGCGTATCGGCCGCACCGCACCGCTCGAAGCCCACGAAGCGACCCACGTCGGCGCCGCCGAGACCATCGTCAAGCTGGCCGAAATCTACAAGGACGACCCGCGCGTCACCATTCATGTGCTCGACAACACGCGCGGCAAAGGCAATGCAGCGGAGGCCGGAATTGAGTTTGTCAAGGGGTTCGACTACAATAACTTGCGTGAGCGGCTGATTTCAGCACTCCAGAAGGAGCACCAAGATGGGCGCATCAATGATGCAATCTACCGTGGAACGCTCGGCGCAGTTGATGCCGGACGGCAGGACGGTGGAACAGGCGGCGGACGACTACACGAAGCGGGAATATCGCTTGGGCTACCCCTACGCCAGCGAAGCCGAGATTCAGACGCTGCTGGACGCCGAGAAGAAGGCGGGCTACCCGGCGGACGATCTGCAGCACGCGAAGGAAATTCTCGGCCAGTCCTGACCTCCGACCGCTTCCCGGTTCAAGGGAAGACCACAACCGCCGTCACCGAGCGCGGCACCACCATTCAAACCAAATTTGTCGCCGTCGAGGCCTCAAGCCTCGTGACATCGCACGACAACGGGCTGCGCCAGAACCCAAACTTCCCCCCCGAGCTGCAACCGCGTGACCGTAGCCGCGCCGCCTCGGAGGCGCAGATCGCCAAGATCGAGAACGGGATCAACCCCGAGCTGTTGGCCGAATCGCCGAAGGCTTCCGACGGCGCCCCGATCATCGGCCAGGATAAGGTGGTAGAGTCCGGTAATGCCAGGACGATAGCCCTGCGTCGGGCCTACGAGGGCGGCAAGGCCGATCCCTATCGCCAGTGGCTGATCGACAACGCCGAGCGCTTCGGCCTCGATCCTGCCCAGGTTGCCGCCATGAAGCAGCCGGTGCTCGCCCGGGTCGGCCTCGGGAAGTACGACCGCGCTGAGTTTGCACGACAGGCCAACGAGTCGGCTGTCGCGCAGATGTCAGTCACCGAGCAGGCGCGCGCGGACGCTGCCCGCATGCCTGACCTGATGGGCCTCGTCACCAACGAGGACGGCAGCATCAACCAGACACAATCCGCCCCCTTCATCCGCGCTTTCCTCGCCCAGGTGGTCAGTCCGTCGGAACATGGCACCATGATCACTTCGGACGGAGCTTTGTCGCAGCAGGGGCTGCAGCGTATCCGCAATGCCGTCTTCGCCAAGGCCTACGGCGAACCCGAGATCGTCGCCATGATGGCCGAGAGCACCGACGCCAACGTGAAGAACATCCTCGCCGGCATGCTGCGCGCCGCGCCTGCGGTGGCACGCCTGAAGGATCTGATCGAGGCCGGCGCACGATACCCGATGGACATCACCGGAAACCTTGCACAGGCCGTGCGCCAGTTCTCACAACTGCGGCGCGACGGCATGACGGTGCAGCAGATGCTGGCGCAGGCCGGGCTGTTCGATGGCGGTCCGTCTCCCGAGCTGCGCAATCTGCTGATCGGCCTGGAAGAGAACGCCAAGGCGCCGAAGCGCGTCGCCGAGCTGATCGGGCGCATCGTCGATGCCGTCGACAGACTGGGCGACCCCCGGCAAGGTTCGATGTTCGGCGATATGGCAACCCCGACGACGCCAGAGATCGTCACCCGGGTGATCGAATCCGTGCGCGACGACTTCGAGGTCAAGGCCTCCGGCGATCTGTTCAAGACCCCAGATGTCGAGGCCGCACGTCAGGTCATGGAATCCAACCCAGACATGCGCGTCGTGCTCGACGACGGTACCGAGGTCTCTGTGCGCGAAGCAATGGCCCGCATGGGCGACGACGCCCGCCAGGCGGACAACGACGTGAAGGCCTTCGAGGCCGCCGTTACCTGCTACCTGAGGAACCTGTGATGAAACCCCAGTGCATTGATGCAGTGAATCAGGCCGTCGGCCGTGAGATGACCGAGGCCGAGCTGAAGGGCATCGAAGATCGCATCGTCCGACACCTGCGCCAAAATGCAGCGCGCGACCCGCAGGCAACGCTCGCCATGACGGCAGAGCAGCGCTTCGTCGAGGCAGCCAAGTCGGCCGCCGAAGAGTTCAAGATCGAGCAGGCGAAGAAGGCGCAGCGCGTCGCCCTGCAGGTGCTCGCCAATGCCAAGATCGAGCAGCACCTTTCCCAGTTTGCAGGCGCAAAAATGGACGGACTGGCGCGTGTCGTGGCCTTCCACGCAGACGGCAAGGGGAATTTCCTGTCGATTGAAAGC